ATCTGTTCTGATGCTTGAATGATATGGGGACGTAAAACACAAGACAAGCTTGTGTGTTTTACTGCACTGGGCCCGGTACGTACTCGCAAGCTCCGTGCGCCCTTACGTGCAATAATGCTCACTGGTCGTACGTCGGACACCGGCAAGCCGAGCCCTTCCTTCTCCCTCCATCATGTTATATAGGGGTTTATATAAAATGATAATAATATAATGATAATTAGACTACTGCTTTGTAATAATCTTTTACTAAGAATGATAAATTTACTGTTTCTGTATCTGCTGATACACCGTTATTGACAATACATAAATAACAAGTGGCATGTGTTGGTTCATCAACAAGACCTATTTGGGATGCTGAATTTTTCTTAAATCCTAGAACTGGTGATGATGTAAGTTCGTATGGTGTTCTATTAAAGTTTCTAATAACTGTTCCACCTGGTATTTTCATACTTCCTTCATGGATGACTGCATTGTTGCGAGTATTAGTGTTTGATGGATTTACATTGGCTGCCATGTTTGTTGCACCTGGATGGGAGAAATTACAAATTTTCTTATATAAAACTTTCCAATATTTTTTATTCATGCTAGTTCCTAATACATCTGGATGGGTGATAAAATCTACACCTTCTGTTAATGATGCTGCTGAACCATTGGTTGGGTTTAGAGTTGTTCCATTCTTCAATTGTCTATCTACTACAAGTTGATTGGATTGTCTGCGTCTTGGTTGGATAAGCATGATGGTGTATGTAGAGAATGCTGGTTCGTTGCTTATCAGACGATAATGTAAATATGAACCTGTATGAGTTACTTCTGGGCTGTCGCGTGCATTTTCACTGCTTCCAAATAATGATGATTTTCTAAAATTATCCATTGATGCTATGGCAAGATTATCGGTCCATTGGATGCGTTGGTCAGCATCACCTTCGGTAAGAACTGTATTTTGGTTGTAAGCATTACACATAGATACAGGTATAGGGCACATGTAAGCATTGACCCCACCTGCTACTAAATCTACTGTTAAGTTTGGACGGTTCCATACTGTGCATAGACTTTCATAGTTTGATTTTGTTAATTTGGAAACTGATTTAGCAAGTGATGAGATTTGTTTAGACTGTGCTCTTGCACCGGTCTTTCTCTTTATATACTTTTGCTTCTGGGCACGTGGTTTGCGTTTGTATGGCATTTTTATAATATATAGTTAGATTTTATTTTTTGTTTATGTAAGTATAAACTTGAATTGAATTTTCATCAATGATAGTATCTCCATAATTATATGGAAGTTTTAAGAGTTCAGCATCATATTTATGCTGTAAAAGAGTATGGTTTTCAGACATTATCATATCTAATGTTGTCTTGATGGTGGTCATCTTTCCTATCAATGATGTTAATAAATACTTCCTTGATATTGTCATTTCTTTAAATATATATAAAAACATTTTATGGGAACAATCATATTCTATCTCGTGATCATGAATAAATTGTTCAAAAACAAAAGGTGCTTCATCCAATGATGGTCGCTTCATACCTTTTGTTAATAATTTTCGTTCCGTAAATGCTGCTGCATACTTCTTACATTCTTCTATAAATTCGGGTTCTAGTGTATTCCTCCATATTTTGTAATCATCTGATTTTTGTAAGTATCCTCCTATCAGTTTCTTATCATCTATGATGGCACGGACATCAAGGTCCTTGGTGTCATTATACAAATGATACTTCTTTAATTGTTCCTTTATAGAGCGAACGATAGTGTCTTGTCTTTGGGTTTTTATATTGTATGATACGATGTGAATATGGGAAAAATCTTGTTGCTTACGGTTCCGGAATTCCTGCACAACAAAGATTGATTTGCTCGCCAGTTTGATTTTCAAAATATCTTCTATTTCTTCATCAGTTAATCCTGTTCCCTGATTATATTTTGAAATTGTTATAAACCATTTAAAACTTGTTACTGACTTTCCCATTTATACTATATATTAGATTTTATTTCTACGGGATTTAACGCGGGACATAACTCAATAATGCCCCGCTACTATAATAATAAACAAATTGTGAGCATCTCATTCAAGCAACTTTCAATTATACACCACCTTAGCGTGGTGTATGTTGATACGATGCACCATTCGGTCAAGATATGCAATATATCTGTTCTGATGCTTGAATGATATGGGGACGTAAAACACAAGACAAGCTTGTGTGTTTTACTGCACTGGGCCCGGTACGTACTCGCAAGCTCCGTGCG